AAATACGAATAGCACGGGCATCAGAATAAGACTGTGGATCTGAATCAGCAAACCTTCTTATCAATTGCTCTATGATAACAGCAATTATAGTTGCTATTATCAATGGATAAAACATAAAATTCAGGAGAGCCATGAATATCAGTAGTGTGTGTATCATATAGAACTTTCTGAGGGAACATAAGTTGGTTGTATTATACCACCATCTCCACCATGATCATCATCATCATTACTTGTTAAAAATAAGAAGATGAAGTAAAAAATTATAATAAAAACAAAAGACTGAAATATAATTCCATCGTAATTCATGATTCTTGGTAATTAACGTGCTCTACGTTTTCGTTCATTGTTTTTCTCTAAAGTTTTGTTTTTAATAACAATTCTACCTTTATCTGCTAAGTATTCTATTTGAAATTCTAATTCATCATCATGTCCCCAACAAAGTTCATCATAAAGGTCATTAAGTTTCACCATGTCTTCATAGAGACCATTTGGATTTGTCATAATCTACGAATATTACAAGACATTATTTTCTAGGAGTAAGTTTATATGCACCAATAATGGCCCCACTGATAAGAGCAATCATTAATACTTCCATCAGTAAAGTTCCTCTTCTTTTTTAATTTCAATTACACAATCAGAAGTTGGATATGATACACATAGAAGTGCGAATCCTTGTTCGATTTGATCATCATCAAGGAATAACTGATCAGACTGATCAACTGTTCCACTTACAATCTTACCACAACAAGATGAACAAACACCTGATCGACAAGAAAATGGAAGATCAACTCCCTGCTCTTCAGCTGAATCTAAGATATACTGATCATCATCACAATCGATAGTTTGTTCAGAACTATCTGGAGAACGAAGAGTGATATTGAATGTCATATTATTAATTCTTGATAATTTTTATAAGGAGCATGCCAACAAAACAAAGAAGGCTACACTAGTTATAGTAGATAAAATTTGAGTCGTTGTCAAGTACTCCTTTTTACAATCTTTTATGATGAAACCACAACTTATCAAAAACCTAGGGTACCAAAGAAGAAGAGACTACCAGTGGTAATATAAGAAATCGCACCAGTAACAAATCCAAGCATCGCCAAACGACCATTAAGAAGTTCTGATCTTTCTGCTTGAGTTACTGACACATCCTTAGGATCAATATACATACGTGGCTCTTTAGCAAACATGTTCTGGCGGCCGTCATCTTCGGTTGTAACTACTGCTGAAGATGAAGTCATTTTAATTTATGTAACGAATTACTACTATAATATATAATATTATAACGATTTTGTCAACTCACGATGGACTTAATATAATTTTTTGCATAAAAAAGGGGGGTACGTACCCCCCCATGGTTAATATGGTTGTATTAAATATCAGAAGTTGTACTTAACACCCAACTTACCACCAACTCCAAGATCATCAGAGTCGTCAGCAGTCAAGAAGCTGAGTTCGCCATATGCACCAAGTGAGTCTGTCACAGGAACACCAAGACCTGCTTTACCAGAGAATTGAGTTTCGGTGTCAACGCCATCAGCAGCGACCACGGCTGGGCCACCCTGAACATAATATGAAGCGTCTCCAAAAGAACCTTCATAGCCTACGTGAAGGTCAGTTGTAGCTCCCGTATAGTCATCACCTGTCCAACCAGCATTGGTTTCGACATTAACATACGGACCTGCAAGGGCAGCGCCTGCGGACATAGACAGAGCAGCAGCAGCTGCGAATACAGATTTAATCATTTGATTTACCTTTAGTTACTTGCGGAATGGTTACCCGCAGATGAATAGAGACATCGACATGTCTCGTTTATTACCTTCTGCTACTTTAATTATCTGAAAGACAAAAGGTTAAGTATTTATAATAGTAGGAACATCGAATTTTGTCAACCCTTATTTTGTGTCGGATCGGATACCCGACCCAAATAAGGATCAAACTCCATCAATTCATCGATAGACATCTGTGCTCCCTTCTGACTCCAGAAATTCATCTGGGCCTGATAGTTACCTTTATGGAAGACCTCTACATGATCGGGATGAATACTTGATCCCAACTCTGTCTTGTATAAGAGAAGTGGAAGGGCATAAGTATTACCCGAATTGTAAACCAGATCGTCAGCAACTGGACGTGGCCTAACACCATTATCCAATTTGTACTTATCACCTCTACAGTGAAGTCTAATTAACTTCTCTGCATGGTGCCTAGTAATAATATAACATGCTGTAGAGAATTCATTCACAAACCTTTTATGAATCTTAATGTGAATGTCTCCTGTACAGATGATTGCAATCTGACATACATCCCAATCATAAGGAATCTTGGCGTGGAAGTCTTGCCAAGTAAAGTTCCAGAACCTTACCAAATCAAGTTCACAATCATCTTCCATCATGATTGCATAGGGTTCACCCGAATCATAAAATTGTTTGATTGCTTTTAAATGAGACGTAGTACAGCCAATCTCACCAGAAGTCATCATATCTGGATAACGACCCTTGAGAATTTCACTTAGATCATCATCTCTACCATCATAGGCAGAGATACGATGGTAGTTTGTGATCTCCCAGTATTTAAACTGGTCCTCCATATACTCCCATCTCTCAGGTTGATCATCGAGATTTATACAATATACAGGACCAAAATTCCTTAGTTTGAATGCTGACTTATTTTTATCCTTTATTATCATCGAGTCTCACCTTTAAATAATCTTGATTTGTAATATACTCTCTCAAAGTTTCTTTATCCATCCTTTGAATCTTTTCCCATTCAACGTTGTTTGAAGACATGTACGGGTTACTGAACCAAGAGTTTGGAGTTCTAGAATGTTCTAAGTGATAGATGACATCAATGATTCTAGAAACACTGTATCCCAGTGTAGTGTATCTATAATATCTCTCAACATCCTCTGGAGCATATGCAACAAAATTTTCGTTTTCTAAACCACCTTCGATGTAAACCTCACGGTTGAAGAATTGAACAAAACCATACTTAGCATCATAGGTGTTTGATACACCCTTAAAGGCATTAAAATCAAAGTCACTCACAAGAAAATCTGTGACGACTTGATCATCTGCGAAGACTTGTATTTGGAAGTCTCCATTACCATAGGGGTAGACTACATCAGAACGATGAGTGACGATCCTATCATATGCTTGCATGTAAGAAGCAATAGGAAGGATGACATCACAATCATAGTTGACCACACATTCTGTGTTTACCATCATAATCATATCATTCAGAACTCTCTGTCTATGAAAAGAAGGTAAGTCTGACTGTTCAAATACATGAGTTAGATCACCAATGTCTCCACAGAACTCTTTGATCTGTGGTAGTGCCTTCTCATGAAACACAGAGGTCTTATCAACCTCCTTGATGATAACATGGGTTTTAAAATTAGACAACAAAAAACAGACTGAAGTAATTACATTCCTCAGTCTGTCATCAGATTCAATTCTGATTGGGATAATAAAGGTTGCCCTTGATAGATCAAATTTGTTCATCTGGATACTTTCTTGTTTCTAAATGTTTGTCCACAATATAATTGAGTTCTTCAGCATTAACTAACCAAGGACCTTCAGAGTGTTCTACCCTTGCATTATATTTAACAGTCGAAGAACTGATACGATTATCGTGTTCTCTATTTGATGTTAGATGTTCTTCAAGAATATATGGCTTACCATGATTATACCTCATTCTATGATAGAAATCAGTATCCATAAGTAATACTAATTCTTCATCAAATGGTAAAAACTTTTTAGTAAGGAAAGAAACTCCAGAAGGACTGCCAAGAAGATTACGACCTTCTAACATTTCTGGTGTCCACTTAGGAATCATTGGTCGGAAGTGTTCTCTACCATTACTGGTGTGTAAGAACCCATTGAGACACCACTTACAGTTTTGTTCCTCATAGATCTCTACAATTCTTTGAAGAGCAACAGAACTAATAAACAAGTCATCTTGGAAGATGATTTTAGTGATATCACCACTACACATCTCTACGGCAGAGTTAGTATTGGCAGGACCATTACCTCTCTTCTCCCCATTCTTATAGTACTGAACAGTAAAATAATTTGCATACTCACTACAAACATCTAGAATACTATCATCCTGTGAGTGGTCAGATATACAAACTTCAATGTCCTGAAATGTTTGGAACTTAATAGACTCAAACAACTCTGTGAGATATTCGGCTCCTTTACCATTCATCTCATAGGTTGGAATAGCAATAGAAAGTTTAGTCATCAAATTTGAGTCCAACGCTTAGGGACAATATCTACAGTATTATTCTTGGAAGTATATCCTGTAGTACCAAACCAGGTATTAGGTGCAACAACTTCTGGATCAGGATTCTGACTCAACCATGCACCCCACCAAGAGAATGAAGAATTTGCAATGATATAATCAGTACATAGAGTCATAAGACACAAATCATAAACATTGTTGTCCGTCTCCGATACCATGAACCTGTCTGGTTTAAAGATATCCTGTTCCTTACACCACTTTACATCATCAGTAAAGATAACAACAGGTCTCTTCTCATTGAAACGTTTTAGTGCAGTATGATAATACTTCAAACTACAAGGGGGATGGTCTTGTGCTTTCTCAACATAGTCAGTCCTACGAACATGAAGTGCAATAGGTTCTGACAGTTCCTCCATAACTTCTTTACAGTTTGACACCACATCCTTCTTGAATGTAAAGTCCTCTTTAATAGAGTCTGCAATGTGTGAAAAGTATTTTTCAGTCTGAAAATATCCGTAGAGACTAATATCATCAGGACACTGTTCAACCAATTCAGAATCATAATTGAATTGTCTTTCCTGTACAAACTTATCAGAAACTCTTCCTCTGTTCTTTAAGTGTGGAAGATTGAATGCATCAAAGAGTTGATGTTCATTCCACTCATCCTTAAAATCACTTTCGGGGATAGTGAATTCATACCCTCTGTGATGTGCAATACCACGAAGTGTAGCATATTGGAACATCTGGTTACCCAGTCTTCCAACAATACCAAGATGATTAAAACCAATCATAAGAATTTCAGAATATTATTAATGCGGTTGACGTAAGTATGTTTGTCCTTAATGAACTGCATGGCTTCTCTCATATTAATACTACTACTCCTCTCTGCTTGAACAAGGTTACTATAGAGAGTTTCTGGAGTACCACCAAAAACCACATAGTCACCAAAGGCTTCCTTGATGAATGGTGAATTCGTCCCTGGAATTCTACCATAACTAATGTTCTTTTGTATACGACAGGGAATATAACCACACTGAAGATGCCAGTCACTCCTGAAATCTGGACAGATGTAGGAGTCACGAATCAATCTACGATTCTCTGAGTGTTCGATTGATTGGGTATATAGTTGAATTTTCTTACCATTATTCTCTGCATAGTGTGCAAAGCTCTCAAGCCAATAAGGACCCTGTTCATACATCATACCCACATAGTGAATATCCTTCTTCGATGCATCGAACTTCACATAATCATCGACATTAATCTCATCAGGGAGAAGGTCTGTACCCCAGGTCTGATACAGAGTTCTGGTCGATTCATCCCAGTGACAAAGGTCCTCAATCTTTTCAAAGTGAACAGTATCACGGATACAATTACCCAGTTTTAATACATTCTCATAAGGAACTCCACGATCAGTCAAATACTCTGTAGGTACATGGTGAGTAATGTACCTACAATCTTTTATGACTGGCATATGGGACTTCTGTGAGTCCTCTACAAAAAATACAGCGTCAGTGTAATCTAGATTGTGTGGTTCATTAGAGACCCACATTACATCATGACCTAGACTAGTGAAAGCTTTGTAATATGTGTCGTGAATATATCCGTGTGTCGATGTATGAATGGGGTAGTGTCCCCAAATAATAATCTTCATAATACAGTTCCTGGAGGAAGATGATAATGGAATCCGAAAGGTGTGATACCTCTGGTTTCTGGAACAGGTTTCTCATGTGCAAACCTGGCGGCAACAGTTACAGGAGCAAACTTACAACCTAATACTTCATATATATGTCTGTTATGGACACAGATACATCCGTCTTCTGCAGTGTTGTTTGCCCCCATGTGTTTGTAGAAGTTGCCCCAGTTTACGTCGAAGTGAACATATGCATTGTTAGGAACCTCTAGGAGTTTCTTAGAGCGGAGAGTGAACCCACCATTACCAACTCTTTGGTGCCCTCCCCAGGGGTCAATGTATGCCCCGTCAGAGTGTTCCCATGGTGCTCCAATGTAATCGTACTCTAACCACAGAGGATCCCACTTCTCAGGATTGATGATAAGCCCATCAGCCTGAATAGTAATACAGTGAGTTGTGTCTACATGTTTCTGTAGATCATAGATCATATAGTGACTATACTCATCAATAGAAGTAATCTTTGGGCACTTCTCTATAGTGATACCTGCTTCTTTAAATTCAGGACGATCCTGATCTGATATAAGTTTCACAGCACCAAAACGAATACCCTGCATACTCTTTTGAAAAGCATACAGGGTCTGTTCAAAATTCACACTAGAAACACAAATAAGTGTTACATCAGGTAGATTAATCATCTTCTCGTTTGTACTCCTTTAATTCTTTTATACACTGTTCAGATGTTGATAGGTTACCATCTCTGTCCTGATATGTCCAACCACTGTATATGTTCTGTGATGTTGACCAATATCCATCAGAAACATTATGTCTAGCCCAATACTTGGGTGCAATGATGTTCTCGATGGTGTCACTGGTATACACAGCAAAGAATGGGAAACTAGAATTGGAAAGAATCACATGTTTTGAGTTCTTGATGATAACATAATCCTTATCAACAGTAAAATGATAGGCTGGAATCTCTGGTAACATAGTCTGTGATGCCTTCACATCATCAGTAATAGTGACAAATTTCATATTTGGATTGATCTTTGTCATGTTTTCCATAGCTTTCAACCAGTATTCTCTGGTCAAATATAGTTCATGAAATCCAACATACTCACCACCTCTGTAGTTCAACACACAAACATCATCATCCATGTATTCATATGTGTCATACTCTTCCTTGACCTTTAGCCACTCTTTGACCAACTCTTTGTTGTGATGAAAGTACTTTTCGTCCTGCATATTACCAAAAATCATAGTGTTATCAGGAACGTCCATTAGTCCTTGGTCATATCCCCTAACACCACATCCTCTGGTCATGTCATGATGACAGGTATTGATTTTCTTTCTTACATCTTTTTCAGTGTAAGTATCTAAATCATCGGGAACCTCTTGTCCCCAATCAAAATCAAACCAATAGAAACCACTCTGGTTGTATCTCTTATCTCCACTCCAACCAGTATCCTTAATACCAAATTCTAATCCCCTAGTGTGGGCAATAGATCTAGCAGTCACATAACAGAATAACTGATTACCAATACCCTGGCCTTTAAGAATTTTAGTTGCTAACATTTCTAATCAAACAATTAGGTTGGAATAATGATTAGTCTGTCATCATATCCGCCAAAGTCACAGACATAGGCACCGTCTTGAAGTTCCTCTGGAACATACGAGAAGATAGAATCTGGGTTATATGAGATGTCTTCGATGACAATATATCCACCACTATTCATCTTGGGGAGATACAATTCCAGAAGTTTCTGGTGACTCTGAGAAGTATGAGGGCCATCATCAATTAGGATATCAATTCCTCCATCAATCTTGTCCACAGTTTCTTGAGTGTACCCATCAGCATCTATGAATTGAACCCCGTCAGACAACCACCCCTCATCATATGGTACTTGATTATCATTGAAATCTTGAAAGTTATCGATACCAATGATCGTTGCTTTCTTGGAAAAGAACTCCTTCCACAACTTCAGAGAAGCCCCAGAACGGACACCAATCTCAACTAAAGTAAGTTTCTTATTTCTGAGTGGTTCAAACTTCTCCTGGTAAAATCCATCGACGAATGTTTTTGGTTCTCCTTTATCGGTTCCGTATTTTGGATTTGTTGTAATATTAAGATTATATTCTTTTAGAATTTGTTTTAATGTTTTCATAATGCAATAAACTCCTTATAGTGTTCTGGGTGGTATACAATTTCATCAGGGAGATCATTATCGAGAGGAACAATACGAGTTCCCATCCAAGTCCTACCAAGAATATCCTGGTTACCTGTGATATTAGAACCAAGTGCGTTCTTCACACCGTCATGGTTATGTTCTTGGTGACCATAACCGTTGAGTTTCTGTTTGATCTTGTCCTCTCCTCCAAGGAAGCTAAAATGCCATCCTCCATTATCGATTGTGTATTCATGTTCGTGAGGAAGATTCCTACAATCATTAAAGCCACCATGTTCTTTCAGATACTTGAATGTGCAAAATTGTGAACCTCTCCAATCATCAACATCCTTTCCCTTGTCAGTCTGAAGTCTATTCACATGACACATGTAGAACTTCTGAATACAAGTATACATGTGGCCACCCTCCACAATCTCCTTCGCTTCTTTCAGAAACTCAGGGTTAGGAATCTCATCCAGATCACTCTGAATGATAATGTCCTCATCCTCAGCAATCTCAAGAGGAGATTCAATCAGACAATCTCTACCATACATTGAACGATGCCAACGTTCTGGAAGACCTCTTGTAGCAGGTCTAGCAGGATGTGATTTATCTCTATTGGTATGGTACTCCTGTTGGAATGTGGCGAAGTCTAGTTCACGTTCTCTGGTATCAATTACACGATGAACAATCTTATCACCAAAATAAAAATCTAGATGTTCTTTATGCTTCTCAAATTGTAGTTCACGTTCAATACCAGTATAGGTAGTAGCATTTTCATTGATACAAATTAGATCAACATGAGGATACACAATCCTTAGTCTCATCTCTAGAAGTTCAATGGGTTCATGAGAATAATTAAAAACATCAATCAGCTTCATAACTCATCTCCAATTCAATTGTCCTATCTCCCACGTTTTCCTTGTTCCAAAATACTGAAATCAAGTCATTACGAGTGTTGAATACTTTATTCCAATCTTTCACAGTACTCTCAAAGTTTTTAGTCTTGAGTGTGACAAACGTCATACCCCAACTAGGAGGATAACACATAACCTCAAGGTTGTCATCCTCATAGTCTTCAAGAACTTCTAGACCAAAGAACTCTCTAATAGCATCATCAACACGGTCCCAAGACTTACCACCAGTCTGATCTCTTTTACCTTCTGGCCAATGAGAATCATGGAATGCAACAGTACCACCTTCCTTCAAGCGAGGAACCCAGTAATGAAGTTCACAAAGAACCTGTTCTCTAACATGAAGAGAGTCAACAAATAAAAAGTCGATCTCCTTTAATTCTTCAAGGTCGGCATACTTACCAATAGTGGAACTATCGCCTTCTAGTTGTAGGTAGTTCTGACCATCTACAAGTTCAGACCTAAAGTTATTAAAGTTTACGTCAACACCATAGATCTTATTATTATTCTTCTTGGAGTTCAAAGAAAGAAGAGCAGATGAAAAACCATTACGGACGCCAAGGTCAACAAAGGTAGAATCTTTTTTCTTACTTATAAACTCACACAGTACGTTTGCATTTGATCCAAGATCTGATGAAGTTGCTACTGCCAGTACCTGTTGTATATTCATAATTCTTCTTCATTTCGTTAAACACTTTTGAAATACCTATGTCAATTCCTGTCTTTGGTGACCACCAACCTAATGATCTTTATCATTAAAGTATTCAGTCAGATAGGCTCCAATTTGACTATTAGAACCAAGAATTAAAACTTTCATTTTGTAATCTGTTCATTAATCCAGTTGTATGTCTTACGAATACCCTCTTCTAGAGTCTGTGAATAGTCCCATCCAAGTTTCTCACGGATGAGATCATTGTTTGAGTTACGACCACGAACTCCAAGAGGTCCGTCAATATGAATCTTTTGAACGTCTTTACCAGCAACCTTAGCAGTAGTATCTACCAATTCATTGATAGTGACCATCTCTTCAGAACCGATATTAACTGGTCCCATAAAGTCACTATCCATCAGTCTTCTAGTCGCTTCAATGCATTCATCAATGAACAAGAAGGAACGAGTCTGTAAGCCATCTCCCCACACCTCGATTGCTCCACCTGACTTCGGGAGGTTAACAACTTTCCTGCAGATAGCAGCTGGAGCCTTCTCTCTTCCTCCATCCCAGGTCCCTTCAGGTCCAAAGATATTATGATACCTAGCAACACGAACAGGGATCCCATGGTTACGATTGTAAGCAAAGTATAGACGTTCGCTAAACAATTTCTCCCATCCATATTCGGAATCTGGTGCAGCTGGGTATGAAGAATCTTCACGACAATCTGGATTATCAGGATCTAATTGATTATGCTCTGGATACATACATGCAGATCCAGAATAAAAAATCTTAGTATTATTTCCTACAGACTTATTAAACTTACGTTGTTCGTCAAGAACATTCAAGTTGATAGTCACGGAGTTATGCATAATATCTGCATCATTCTCACCAGTAAATACAAATCCTGCTCCACCCATATCAGCAGCAAACTGATAGATTTCGTCAAAAGGAAGAATGTATCTTTCAGGAACACTGGCATAAAAATTACCAGAATACCCTTTGAATCGAATCACACGACTAACAAGATCTACGTCACGAAGGTCACCAACGATGAATTCATCTGCTTCTGTTTCACCGTATTCTGGTTCTTTGAGATCAACTCCACGAACCCAGTAACCTTCTGAACGTAGTCTTTTCACCATGTGACTACCAATAAATCCACCAGCACCAAGAACTAGTGCTGTCTTTTTATTATCACTCATAATTTTTAATTATAATGTAAATGTTATATCAGAGTTTAATCCTTCTGACACCGTCAGAATCCTTAGAACAATGTTGTGTGATTACTGACATACCGTTAAGTTGTCCAACAAGAGCATCAACTCTGTCGTCACCACTACCAGAAGAAGCATGACCATGACTAGCCAAACCTTCTTTGATTGATTTAATTTCTGCTTCAATTGCGGTCAATCTATTTTCTACTTCAGTATCATATTTAGACATGTATGCACCAGATTCGGAAGTCTTTTTTGCCATGGAATTAAGTATCAAAAATTTATTTATTACTGAATATATTTATATGTGATTCTATATTATCCAACTTCAACAGTTTCCAAATCTTCACCAATACAGTCAATAAGAATATCATAGTCATCTAAAGGATCACCAGAGAAAACTACACCACTGTTTTCATAATACTTACGAACCTTTTTGAAGAGTTTCGGATTCTTTACATCCAAGAAGAAGTCACCATTTACAGCACCACGAAGGGTTTGAAGATCTTTTTTGAACTTAGAAATAATAGTCATTGTCTCGTTTGTTGACCTTAGTATTATAAGGGAATGACACTGAAGTGTCAATGGGGGTTGTGGGGATTGAACCCACCTTCGGCAAGTTATGAGCTTGCTGCATTCAACCAGATTGCTAAACCCCCCTTACCTCAATGAGGTTCTGGAGTTAGTTTATTGTGGCTCCACTCTCCTAATGTAACAGAGTTAGAGCCACATACCATTTCTACTAGGCCGCTTTTATATTCGCCCACTGTGACCACATAGAACAGTGATTCATAGACACCTTGTTGTTGAAGTTTTGTTATTCTATGAACTCCATCTTCTATCAGATAATATCCATTACTATATTGTATAACAATGCCTGGATATGAAGGGTCTGCTTCGTCTACAAGTTTTTGTTTCTTTGGTCCTGGTGGATAACATATTTTAGAATGTTCAATAACAATTGGTTCTCTGTTGTCCGTAACTCTCTTGTATGACTTATTCTTCTTACGACGCATCATTATGCTCAGTATGAATTCTCACAATATCTTCTTCCATTGTTGTTAATATTGATTCATCTTCCCCATTTGTTACACCTATAATCTCTCCATTTTCAACTCTTGTAATCATCTGATCCCATTGTTTCTGAAATTCTTCCACGGTGTAAAATTTCATCGTTGATATATGTATGTAAGTTGAGTGTGTAATTTTTCCACTAATAATCTATCTATATTCCTGGTAGATTATTAGAGATATATGGAATAAGATCATTCTCTACCCTCTCCACAATATCATCAATAATACCCACATCCAAATCCATGAAAGGTGGAATGATACCAAGTATCCTTAACAACCCGTCAACAAATAAAGACAGTGCAATGAATCCAAGAATCATACTAATAATAGTAGCATCCCAGTTGTGCTTAAGCATAGAAGCCCTATCAATCTCTCTTGCTTCTTCAATAATCTCATGTTTGACAGCAGCAATAAGACGATCAACTTCAGTCTTAGTATAGACTATTTCTTTATCCATTTCAATAGTCATTAACGAACTTCAAAATCCAATTTACGAACCTTACGATGTCTTCTCTGTTCCTGATACATCAAATCTTGAGAAGACAAAACATTTTTCTGTTTGGTATTTTCATTCAAATTTATCATAACAACATCATTTAAGTCAACAGCAGTAATGTTTTCTCCAGTGACTGTCATCATATTAGGACATCCGCAGGACTTTGATTTATTAGTACTACGAATCTCTGTGTTGCATCGTTTACATCTTACTGCCAACATGATAGTATACCCTCTTAACTAAAGTAAAATCTTTAATCATTCAATAAATCCATTCTCAATCAACCATTCTCTTGTCATTGGAGTAGGTTCATACTCTGTCCACATAGAACCCTTAGCACATGCTTCAAGTGCCTTTGCAGTTACATCGTCTGTTCTACCTGCCCAACCTGCTTCTGCTTCCCATGGTACTGCTGATTCTGGATATGTTCTCTCTGCCATCACTCTCCAAATGACAGGAATCTCTTCCTCTGGAAGAATTATAGCAATCATACTATTATCAATTGTTCCTGCCATACAGTCCTGTGCAGCATGCCATCCTTCATGTCTCATTACAATCATCAATACACCTTGTTCGTGCATGAAGTTTGTATTTAGAAAGAAGTTATTAGTAACTGTATGATACACACCTCTTTGTCCTGACGGAAAATATTTCTCATCTGCTAGAAATACTTTAACTCCGACTCTATCAAGGGACCTGAGAATTGAATTAAACTCAGAAGAAATAACAGAATAGTTAGAACTATGATAATATTTTTGAATGTCACTAATTGATCTGACTTGTTGAACATCGTCTGTACATTCTCCAAGTAACATACAACCCATAGAATCATACGTCTTCCAACCCTTAATTTCAGGATCAGCCATCACTGGACTGGTAAGTATTAGTGATGAAATCAATGTGGCAATAATTTTTTCCATAGTTTATATATAGTAAAAATAATAATCAGTTCTCCAACACCCTTGGAGAGATTTGAACTCCCGGCCAACGCATTAGAAGTGCGATGCTCTATCCAGACTGAGCTACAAGGGCAAGTTGTCAAATTCCCAATGGCAGTTAGGACATAACGCCATCAGATTGGACGGAGCGTTTATCACACTGACAAGCGTGTGGCCCTCAAAAGTTGAGATGCCTTTGACATGGGTTATCTCTACATGTTTATCATACCCGCATTTCTGGCATTTGTCAAGTCCCAATTTCTTGGAGGCGGCTCTGGCGCGTGTCCTAACCAAAGCATAAGCAGAAGACTTGTGATGCTTGGTGTAGATTGCTTCAGAGAGGGTCATATCCTCAACCACCCGGTTCTGTCTCCAGACCTCGTAGTGTTCTCTACAACGGGCTCTCTTAGCGTTTATAGGTTTACCACAATCAACACACCTATGTTCTGGTTTGCGCTTTGGTCTGACCCTGTTATTGTGAGTTACCGCACAACTTCTACAACAGAACTTTGTGTTCTTGGTGGGACTAGCACATTCTAAACAGGTATTCATAATCGAACCTCCGACCTATATTATATATCAAATCGGAGGTTTAGATTTACTCATTCGTATACAAGTTTGTGAACATAATCATAAGAATAATTAGTACGATTTCCGTGAACGCCCCAGCCCAACCAACGATAAGCAGGTTTCATGTAATAAGATACAGTCTGTCCACTACCTTCAAAATAAGGAAGTTGTCTCTGGAAGATATTCTCATTAATCATATAACGAGTCTGACCTTCTAATGAACTAGGATCACAACCATAGTTAGTACAAAACTTACCAAGATTATTATAACGACCAGTAGTAGTCCATTGAATCAATCCATAACCACCCCGATGACATTGGTTATAATTAACCCTTGCACCACCTTCACAGATGTTAGGAATAAACTTAGATTCCTGTTTAATGTTACCCATAATAGTAGCAAGGGCATTTCTATCTTGAATCTTGGTACGTTCTTGAAGTTTCTGAAGAACTATTTGCTCAGATTCGGTACAGGTAGGACAAGTCCAGGTTTTTTCTACCTTTACCAATTCCTCTGTAGGTGTTTCCTCTACACTTTCTACAGTAGGAGTAGTTCCTGTGATTTCATTAAGTTCTTTATCAAGGTTTGTTGATGCCACACATGCTGTAGTGAGGGTAGTGACACTAACCAACCCCATAAAAATTTTCTTAATCATTAAAATAATTGCAAAATTCGAGTAAAGTTTATTTATTGTAATAATAACACACCTTCAGAGAATGTGAAGAAGTGGTGTGCCAGTTTTAGTCTTTCCAGTAATCTTTTTTGTAATATCTGTTAAGTATTTGTGCATTATAATACTTTGAAGTACCGTCGTCAAGTTTCGCTGACAAAACCTCATGCAAAAATAACTGACGGGTCTCTTCAAAATTCACTTTACCTAAAGATCCATGGAGTGAGAGGATCTCTCTACTAAAAAAGTCCTTTCCATATTTTGTAAGATCATCTTTAAGTTCTGGACAACTTCCGTAGTATTTTTTCCAGTCACTCTCACTTGTAACTCTTCGCCTCGACTTGTTCTTAGTTGTAATTCTAGGCTTTCGTTTTGACCAAAAGTACTTTCTTCCGATGTATTTTCTACCGTTCTTGAGGTTTGTAATCCGATAGACAAAACCGAAAGAATCACCAATGTCCTCAGATAGAAAAGGGGTTCCTTTATACAACCACGGATTTTCGTAATCACACACTTGACCATTGTATCTGGATTATTTAGTGGTTCCTCATGAAACCACCAATCATCCTGTCTCTTAACATCAATTTTAGAGTTGGAATCCTGTGAACATGTCTTCTTTGACATCCTGTTTAATTCCCCCGATCAAATATGATTCGACTTCAGTTTCTTGTGCTGCTACCTGAAGACCTTTACTACTGATCCAATGTTGTGTCCAAGGAAGAGGATTATTGTTTGCAGCAACATCATAAGTAGGTTTCAAACCAATAGCCTTCATACGACGATTTGCAATCCACTCAACATATTGCTGAAGGAGTTTATCATTTAGACCAATCATACTACCATCCTTAAAGAGGTAATCTGCCCAACGCTTCTCTTCATTCACGGCAGTATCAAACATCTTATATGTC